CTAAAGGTTATGATTTTAGAAAAGTGAAAGCAGATGAAGCTAGAATGGCTCGCTGGGCTAACAATAGTGAGAATTTGTATGTACGTGGACAATTAATTTATCCGGAAGTTGTGATCACATCTTTTACACCACAGCACACGACTAATGGCTCTGTAAATGCTATGAACGTAAGCATTACCGTTACTAATGCAAAATATGCTGAAAGTACAGTACAGGATAAACGAAAGCCAAAGAAAAAAGGTAAAAAGGGCAAATCTAAGGGTATTGCTAAGAACAAAACTCATAAGTACAAAATCAAACGTGGAGATTCATACTGGTCGATTGCCAGAAGTTATGGCGTTTCAGTTTCATCCCTAGAAGCTAAAAACAATTATCCTGCTGGCAACTTACCGGTGGGTGAAACCATGCATATATAGGAGGTTAGATGATGATATTACAACATGATTATATAGACTTAGATGTCGATGAGATTAATGATCATCCCATTCAATTTGATATTGAGTTGTCTAATAAAACTTATAGCATGGTCTTTAAATATAATTCATACGCTGATTGTTATTATTGCAGCCTTTACGATGCTTATGATGTCCCTTTAGTAATGAGCGAAAAATTAGTTTATGGTATGGCGCTATTTGAAAACATTACGGATCCAAGATTACCACTAGAAAGATTAATTCCCCTAGACGAAAGTAATACGCAAAGTGAAGTCAACAAAGAAACCTTTGGTAAAACGGTATTTCTAGTTTTTGACGATGATTTTGATGTGAACAATGATAATGCTGATGATATTGGGGATGATAATCTATGAAATTAGTTCATTTTTATCAACGCTTTTTGTTAGATTCGCCCAATAAAACATATCAATTTAAGTCGTCCGATAGAATCCCACATACACTTAGCATTGAACATACTAATAATTATGATGGTTCTAATCGTCCTAGCTCCACGGATGTAACTATCCATAAAATTACTAAAGAGCATATCAATTTAATTATTAAAGCCTTTCAAAATAATACTGTGGTTTCACTCTGGGCGGGTTGGTTCAATGAAGATTATACCGAGAGCGATATTAAATTAGTGGTTAGTGGAACTATTTCCAACATCACTCCACTTAAGAAAACCGACTCAGACATTAGTTTTACAGTCAAAGATGGAGTTGATTACTCAGCTGAAAAGACTATTAAAGTAGAACAGCGTAAGAAGTCCAAAAACATACGTTTGAAAGCTAGTATGCCCAATGAGCAATCATTGGTAACTAATTATGAACGTAAGGCTAGACGGCAATTATCTAAGCATGTGGGTAGTAAGAAATATAACTCCATGGCGCAGAATACTAATAAAAGGATCGCTCATTACAGAAATTCAGTTGCTAAGCGAGTTATTAACTATAAAAAGCGAGTGGCCAAGCAAAAGCAACAACAACAGAAAATGGTTTATAAGGCAATGTCATTCAAGAAAAATACTGATGGAAAAACTATTATTATGACATTGGCTAAGAAAGCTAATATTAAAATTACACATTTAAAATTAGCTTATAACCATAAATACATTCGTGGTTATGTGGCAAATAAAAAGCCACTACAAGCGATTACTGATGTTGCGACTGATTGTAAGACACCGCCTTATTATCGCCATGGGCACATGTATATTGATGAGTTAGGTACTAAATACAAGTTGAACCTAGTAATTAATCCAACAACGGGTTTAATTGGAACTCCCCAGCCACAAATTGATAAATTGCAAAAACGAGCAAAGCCTAATGAATATAGTTATCAAGTATCATTTGTTTATCGGGCTATTACCGTGGGTGACATCTTTAAATTAGAATCGGAAGAACTAAGTGGTGAAGTGATCGTACTTAGTGGTAATAATTCCAGACAAATTGGTACAATTCCAACGACCACTTGTGTTGTTAAATTGCTAACCGCTTATAAGAAACAACAAAAGGATAGTATGAATAAGGCTAAGGCTCGTGAACGTCAGATTGCTAAGTCTATGCGTGATAAACAATCACTAGCTGCACTTAACAAAAGGCAAAAACGGGCTAATGCAAAAAGAAGGAAGTGATTAGATGAGTGAAGATGGAATCAATTCTCAAGCAATGATAATCCAAAAAGAACGTGAATATTTGAATGAAACCATTAAGTGTTGCTATTTGGGAGTAGTAGAACAAATTGATGCTCCTTATGCTTCAATTCAACCGATGGCACTTACAAAAGTTAATGGTAAAAGCCAAAAACGTCCAGCGGTTCAAAAAGCGTTAATCAGCATTCCACCCATCAAAGCCAAATACGTTGATACTAAAGGTGCATCCCATACTTTAAAGCCTAAAATGGATTTAAAAAAAGGTGATCATGTAGTGGTAGCAGTATCTAATAATGATACAAGTCATTATTCTAAAGATAGAGATACCTTTAATGTTTTTAATACCAATCTACACTCAGTTGAGGACTCCATAATAATTTCTAAAATTGCCCAGGAAGATGATTTTAAATGAAGGATATTAAATTAACAAAAGATGGGGACATATCATTCACTAATGGCCAGATAGATATGGTTGATGGTATTGATCAACTATCACAAAATATATCGGTTGCTTTGTCTACGCCGAAAGGCAGTTTTTTAGATTATAAAGATTATGGTTTAAACATGGACTTTGTAATAAACGGTTTTGACCGTGAAGCCGGTTTAGTAGCTATTCGAGAGTGCATTTTGTCCGTAGGTAGAGTAACCGCAGTTAATAATTTAAGATGTGAATTAGACCAAGAACATGGAATTGCCACGTTCTTTTTTAGTGTGAACTCCACAATTGGTAATTTTGATGAAGAACAGGAGGTGGCAATTAATGCCTTTAACTGATGATGGCTATATTGATCTAGTCTATGAAGATGTGGTTGATAAGAAAAGTGCTGAATATAAAAAATCATTGGGGAATGTGGATACGTCAGTTGACTCAGTTCTGGGTAAAATCATCCGTATTCAAGCCAAAGGAATAGTAGAAGCAGATATGCATGCTCATGATGTATATGACTCTGGTTTTAAAGATACTTCAACTGGTATATCACTAGACCGTAAAGCTAGTAACTCTGGCATTCAAAGACAACAAGCACAAGCAGCAGTTGCTAAATTGCAAATTACTGGCCAACCGGGTTATGTAATTCCAGAGAATACCGAATTTATGACTGAAGAAGCTACGGTATTTGTGAACGCCTATGATACACAAATCGACAGCAATGGTAATGCTGAACTGACAGCATATTCTGATGATACAGCTGATTATACTAATGTGGATGCCAATACGATTACTGTACAAGCTAACCCAGTTGATGAAATTAATACTGTTACTAATAATGCTCCGGCTAGCGGTGGTGCGGATTTAGAAACTGATTATGCATTAAGAAAAAGAATTGATGCTACTAATCAATCTAAAGAAGGTCCTACTCATGATGGTATCAAGACTGGGATGCTAAATGTGAATGGTGTTACTGATGCTTTTGTGGTTAGTAATGATACTAGTCAAACTGATGTACAAGGTAATCCACCCTGGACTACACATGTGTTTGTTAAAGGTGGTCGCCCAGAAGATATTGCACAAAAACTCTGGAATATCGGGGGCAGTAACACCAGTTTTGTAGGTGATCAAGCCATAACAACTTATGATAGGTCTAATCATCCCCAAGTCATTCATTTTGATTATGTTAATGATTTACCTATCTATGTATCTGTTAACTTGGTAGGACAAAATATTGATACTAATACTGTGACTGAGTCCATCACTGACTACATTGATGGTGTAGGTATGGGTAATACTGTGGTTCTAACAAAATTACTAGTTGCCATTTGTCAAAACGACAATGTTCAAGATGCCAACAATTTATTAATCGGCACTGATCAAACAAAATTAGCAGACAAAAACATTACTGCTAATCAATATCAGAATGCCACAACGGATGAATCCAAAATAACGGTGGTGGTCAACAATGGATAATTTACTCAGTGGCCAAACTAATGTAGAAAATCACAACGACTCAATGAGCAAGTTCACTGGAATGCAAAGCAATTATGCTGGCAGTAATTTAGATAACTTTATGCGTGTTCTAGATAATTCCAATTTCACTTCTAGGCAGAACTTAGATGAGATTTCTAAAGCACGATCCATAAATTATGCTCACGGCTTACAAATTGATGATATTGGTGACGATTATGACATGGACCGCAACAATTATTCTGATGATATGTACAAGTTCTTTATTACTGCTCGTGAGATGGCACGCAAGTCTAATGGGACCATGAACGACTTAATTCAATCCTGTGCTAGCCTGTTAGGTTGCAACTACTCTGATGTATACATGGTCAAGGATAGGGATGCTAATAAACAAACTGGTGACCCGAAAACAGTAAAAGTGGTTAACATCCCTTATAACAAAGTTACAAATTTCTTTGTATTAGATCATTTAGCTGATGAGTTAAAACGTTCAGCTGCTGAAGGTACGCAAATTAAATTTATTAGTTTTGCAATTCAAACTGATATGGGAATTAACGTAGATAATTATAGTTCGCTATGTACCCATATTCATACTGATATTAATGGAGGTGGAATTTAAAGTGGAATATAACAAAAATAAGCTGATTACTGATGATGGTGTTAACTTAGTATCACAGTCGCTACAAGAAGGACAAAAGGTTACTTTTGACGCTATGATAATTACTGATACACCATTGCCTAGTGATAGGCAACTAAGTGCCATGACGGTCGATAATTTTAAGAATGTTAGAAAGTATCCAATTACCAATTTGAAGAAGGGTAACAACTCTGTTCAGCCGGAAGCCAAGTTAGATAATAATGGACTAACAACAGATTACCCTATCCATGCGATTGGTTTGCTTGCTCACGTAGGTGAAAGTAACTCAACACTATTTGGTATTACACAAAATAGTGAAGGAACACCTGCTATTATTACTAAGCAATCTCAAACGCCCTACTTCATCACTTATGATATGGCGATAACTGTTACCAATCCGGATAACTATACAGCTACAATTACACCGGCTGGTTATGTTGATCAGACTACTTTTGATGAAGAAATTGGCAAAATCCAAACTAGCATTAAAAATATTGATTTAAGTGATGCTGTTAAAAAAGCAAATAACTATACAAATAGTGTAAAGGACGACTTGCAGCATAACATCGACACCACTAATCAGCGTGTGGACACAGTTCACGACCAGTTAGGCGGCGATATTGCGAGTGCCAAGAGTGAGCTGAGTGGACAGATTGGGGAATTGAGCGATAAAAGTTTAAAATTCTTTAGCGACAAGTTTGTAGTAAATGATTTCAATAATTATGACCAAACAGGAATATATCCAATAAGTGGTAGCACTCCTAATAATCACCCTAATGAAGAAGTTCCTAGTTGGGGTTATTATGGTTTTCTTCAAGTTAAAAATTATAGTAGTGGTAATGCTTATCAGGAATTATATGATTTATCAGGTTATAACAGTGGCTTTAGACACCCTATGTTTTACAGATATAGAGATGTTGGTAATTGGCATGAATGGCAAACAATAGCTACTACTGATGATACTGATAAGCTAAGCGATAAAATCAACGACTTATCTAACAATAACCCATCTATTTTTGCTGGCTGGTTGCAAGATGGAGACGATTTATTTGATTTAATGGAAAAAGAAGGCACCTTTTTTGACTTTAATAAACAATTAAAAAATTCTCCTGTTAACTATACAGTCTGGTCAAAAATTATTGTTGATAAAAACAATGGTTTTACTTCCATGACATGGTATGACAGTAGTGGCAATATTTTCTATATAAATGCAACTGGTTGGCCTAAAAATTGGAATAGCTGGCAACGCATAGTTAATAATAACGATATCGCTGCCCTATCCGACCGTATAGATAAAGCACAAGAACAAATAGGTAGTGATATCCGTGATGCCGAGCAACGAGCGAAAGATGATGCTAATAAAAAGATACAATTTTTTAATAACGAAACTGATGCTCATAATGCCAATTTGCCAGCAGGAACTCTAAAAATAGTTAGGGGGTAATTAAATGCAAGGGAAAATTCAAGACTGTAAAAGTGCATTTGTTGTAGATGAAAATGGCCATGATTTAAAAATTAGTGATCGGGACGAAGTCAATGAACTAAAGGGACAAGTTAGCAATCTTAACAGTCAAATTAGTTCATTAAAAATAGTTTGCCTGTTGTTAGTACAGATGGTGGCGTTATTTTAAATAAACAAACTGGTGAAATATACGGTGCATATGTATCCAATCAGAATTTAGATTTTGCAAGTGGTGATTATGATAGACAATTTGCTGGTAATATTAATTTTTCTGGAATATATATAAATAATTTTTCTGAGCAAGATACAGCACCTGGCAACTTTTATTATAGTGGAAAATATAAAGCACGATCTAACAGTGGAAGTATTAATTTATATTTTGATGCTAACCGTTTATCCGGAATGATAGCTGGAGAGAAAACTATACCTGTACACATGTATGTAAGCTTTACAACAATTTAAAAAGGAGAAAACAAAATGCAAAAATATATAACTTTAGATAACAACAACTACGTTCAAAGCGTATCGGATACAGCACAAGAAGGCTCAATGGCAGTCGAAGTAAACGGCTATCAAGCACAACTTTTAGGCTTTATCACAAATAAGATTTTCTGGGATAAAAATGCCAACGCACTAAAGTTTCCAGCAGATTACCCAGCTACTGATGAGAAGAAAATTGAAATGAAATATAAAGGTAGTCTTGACGATATTAAGGAACATAATGCTGAACTATCAAATCAATTAAACGATTTACAAAATAGATTTAAAGAATCTGAAAATAGCAACGCTACTTTAAAACAACAATTAGAAGCTGCTCAAACAGATGCACAAACTAAAGACCAACAAATTAATGATTTAAACACACGTATTGGTCAATTAATGGTTAGCATGGCTGGTAAATCAACTGCACAAGGAGGCAACAAATAATGATTAATATGTATAGCACTGTCAGAGAATATTACTTAGTCGACCATATCTTTACAGCTGATAATGTTAGAACCTGTGTAGGAACATGGATAACACAAGAGCAAGCTGATGAGTTACTCAGTCAGCAACCAACGCCTCAACAATAGGCGTTTTTATTTTGCAAAAATTTAGAAAGGAAGTGAGGCAATATATGTATTTATGGGGATTTGATGTGACTGAATGGGCAGCATTAATTTCAGTAATTGCTGGAGTTATTGGTGCTCTTTTTTATTGCTTTAAAAAATTAGTAACTGATCCAGCCAACGAGAGTAATAAATTGATGTCTCAACAAATTAAATCACTAGGAAATTCAATTGATAAATTAACTGATTTGTTCAATGAAAAATATGATGAACAACAAAAGCATTTAGAGAAGCATGATATTGAAATTGAACGAACTAAAACCAAAGTAGAAATTTTGAGTAACTTAAATCATTTAAATATTAAAGATGAAGAATCGGGGAAAAATTAATATGGAACAACAAATAAATCAATTACTACAAACTTTTTTATGGCTAGTTATTACTAGTCTTGCAGGATTTCTAACTCATAAAGTATGGCCAATGCTTACAAATAAGTTGAAATCTCAACATAATGCAAAGATCATTCAAGCAGAAGATATGGCATTAAATTTTGCAAAAAATATTGTAGCACCACTAGCAGTAGATGCTACTTTAGGAAACGCTACTAAGCGAAAAATGGCTGTGCAAAAACTAGTTGCTAAATTATACTCAGTAGGTATTGAATTACCAGAAGCAAGTGTTTTGGCTATTGTAGAACGTGCATACCAATTATATAAAGCTAACGGCGGCGATATTCATAAGTTAGATACCACTGGCCAATCAAACAGTAACCAACAGGTTGTCCGTGTAACTACTGATGATTCAAATAATCAAGGTCAAAACAGCAATGTCCAAGGCGCCCCAGCTAATCCATATGAACATCAAGGAAGTGAAAAATAATGAGTAAAGTATTCGCAGACTTGGCTAAATATCAAGGCAGTTCACCTGCTTTTTTTAGTGCTTTAAAATCATCATATAATTGCCAAGGAGCAATCGTACAATTAACTTACGGTAATTACCCCACATATGATAATTATCAAGCGCCATATCAAGTTTTCAATGGATATAAAACTTTTGGTGTAATTAGTGCATATCATTTCTACATGGGCAACCCAGTAGCTGAAGCTAACTACTTTTTAAAACATGTTAAGCAATGCGGATTAGATAAATCTACACTACTAGCTATTGATGTAGAAGACTGCTCACTAAGCGATAATCTTACTACACAAACTAATCAATTTTTAGATGTGTTATATAATGCTGGTTATCATAACTTAGCAGTCTACTCAATGGAGTCATGGTTTGGATCTAAAATTATGGTTAATAAATTGCATCATAGCCCTAAGATTTGGGTAGCCAATATCAGTTATGAACCAAAAATGAAATATGATGCATGGCAATATACTTGGACTGGTCATGCTGGTGGTAGTGATGTTGATTTAAGCTTAGACAAAACTGGTCACTTTACCAGTGCAGAAAAGCCCAAGCAAGCTACCTACTGGCAGAAAGGCAAACTCTTTGAATCTAAATCCATGCTTAACACATACTCTGACATACACTTAAAGAGAAAGCGTGAGCCTAGATTTGGAGCTAAGTCATGCTTCTACGCCGATATGGTGAAAGATGGTAAGGTTACAAGATTAAAAACTCATCTGGCTACGTGAGTGCCAATACTGACTTCTCACGCCGAATTAAATAATATTTAGACCTACTGACCTATGCGTTGGTAGGCCTTTTTATTTTTCTCTTGAAAATAAATAATTTCTGCATATAATAAAAAACGTATTGATATGAATTCAATACACAAGGTGGATAATGCACGTTTTCTCGTTTGGTGTGAAAATATATTATTTTGAGTCACTCATTATAATGTCCTTCTTTGTAAATACTTAATCACAAAACAGGATATAAATTATCCTGTTTTTATTTGTTGAAATTCTGTACCTTTTGCATATAATAATATTTGTAGCAAATTGCTACATCTGATGCCTTTGATGAAGTATTCACGATTTTATATTTACTGAGTAGTCACAAATGTGGCTACTTTTTTATTGCATCTAAAGATATTTTGCAATATAATTTTATTGTACTTTAAAAAGTACAACGTGCTTAAAATACCTCTATAACTATAAAGTCAATACATTGGGCGGTCACAAAAGTGACCGCTTTTTTATTAATGAAATCATCATTAGAATGTTATATAATAATAAGTGCCTTTCGCTGGGCATAATAAAATCAAAGACCTTAGAGTAGGCATTAAGTTGCTTGCTCTTTTTATATACAAAAAACGCCACTAAATTAATAGTGACGTTCTTATATGTCGAAACGCTTAAGCATCTTGCTTTTCCGTTTAATTAAATTGTATCATATTTGTTGATATAATTATTGAATAAATATATAATGATATTGAATTAAAAAAAGAAGCCCTGCTTCAACAGGACTTCCAAGTAGAGCCGTTAAAAGCGGTGGCATATTTTAAATACTAAAAAAGCTGTATTCAACCTGCCAAAGTTGAGGATACGGCTTTTTTATTTTGTCTTTTTGTTCTGTTTGATTACAGAAATCAATCTTGAAATAGCATTGATGCAATAAGCTAACGCTTTTAATAGCGCAACAATTGCAAAAATAACCGTAACAATTGACAAAACTGCAAATCCTTTCATGAGAGTCTAAATGATGATTTATTACACCATAACAACCACCTCTTTCAAGAGATTTGCCACCGCATTCAACTTCTCCACAAAAATTATTATACAGGAATATTTATATAAAACAATTTGTTATACTAGACATGCATGTAAACATGCACTTCTGGTAATTCTGGCTTTTAAGCCTGAATAAAGGCCTACTGCTCATTTGAGTGGTAGGCCTTTTTTATTTAGTTGAATCATTAAAACATTTTTTTGCAGAGTCATATGAATCAAATGAATTAACATATTCATATGAATTATAGTTCTTTATTTTTTTAAACAAATATATTTGTGATTGCTTAATTGATAAATTGTTATCTGGAATAGCAATAAACAAATCAACATTTTTATCAAATTTATATTCCTTTTTGTCTATTATAAACCAAAATTTCTTAAAAGGGATATTATCAATTTTTTCATATCTGTTTGTTATTCCCATTCTATAAATAGATGAAAAAATATATATTATTAAGAATAAATATAGACACAAGCTAAAAACATTATTAGAAAAAACATTTTTTATTGAATTAGTACTTATAGCAATGCAGAAGCTTATTCCCAATATATAATCTAAAATAACTTTAAAAAGTATTTTTGCTTTTTTATTAAATGTAAACAATGAAAAATTATATTTACTTATATTAACTGTTTTATTTTTCTTTTTTCTTTTTAACACTCCAAATAATATTGCAGCTACAGTTAAAATACCATAAACATTGCTTAATGCTAAAGTGATTAATAGTGAAGGAGCTTTAAAGGAATCAATTATTTTATTATTCATATCAATTTTAAAATATCCAAATAATTTTAAAATGAGTTCACAAATTGTAAAAAGGAAAAACCAAGTATAAATACCCAAATCCGTTCTTTTTATATAATTATAAAAATTATCCTTAAATTTATCACTTATAAAAATATTCATATGAATTTCTCCTCACATATCTTCAATATTTACAACAGAAATTCTATCTTCTAATAACATTTTGTGAAGTAAATTTTTACCATGTTCCTTATTATCTAATGTGTCACCATAAGAATTGATTAAATGACTAACCTTATTACTTTGTTTTTGTCTTGCAATTAAATCAGCATCTTCTTTAGTTATTTTTTTATCATCTGAATCATGTACAGCATAAACAAATGTTAATGATACATCAGATCCATAAATATTATAATGATCAAATATGGATTGAAAATATGAATAGTCTGATTCACCAAGAGAATGACCAAAAAATACAATTGAATTAATATTATTATCAAGAATATTAATTTTTTACGCTTAAAGTTTAAAAGTCTGGAAGTTTTAGTAAATGAATATATCTCTTGCCTTTCTTTATAAGTTAATTCTTCGTAATCTCGTCCTAGATTAGAATCAATTCCCATTATTATATTGCTAGAATTTAAACTCTTATATTTAGTACTTCCATGTATACTTTGAAGCCCTTTTACGTTATCAATTATAGGACTACTTTCTCCACCAATTGTATAATTAAAAGTAAGCAAATTGAAATAATAGATTCCTTTTCCACTATGATTACTAAAATTATCAGTTAAAGTATTTAAGAGATGATTCATATCATATGCATAATTTTCATGTTTTTGTATTTCTTTATTTATATAATCCGAAAATTGCTTTTCAAATACATGAAGTTGACTCATTAATATATCATAAAAACTAATTTTAGAGTCATTAAAGTTTAAATACTTAATTGCAAAATATAATATAAACTTTTCTGAAATTTGTTCTTTATAATAACTAAAACTATCATCATCTATTACGGGCTTAAAATCACTATTTTGAAAATCATATAATAGCTTATTAAATAGTCCGATAGATGTTTTATATTTTCTAACATTTCTGTATTTAGATAATAGAAAAAACTTAATATCATTTTCAAGATCAAACCAGCTAGAATTGTTTGAACTATTTAAATACATAATAATATCCCATATATTAATATTTTTCATATTATTATCGTCCATTTGAAACTCTTTGTATTTAGATTCTAAAAAACCATCTAACTCATCCATAGTTTTATTATTAGTTTTTGAAAGATTCATATTATATATATAAGATTGCATCTGTTCGCTTGTTGTTCCACTATTATCATCCAAATAGAGGCCTACAAAATTTATCTTTTTATGCAAAAAAGACAATGCATTTTTATTTTTAAAAAATCTAATAAAAATATAGTTAACAATGCAATCGTTGTTATTATCAATATTTTTATTTTTTCAATGAAATTGTTTATATCTTTAAATTGTTTTTCAAACTTTTTATATTCGTCTTCGATTATGCTTTTTTTACTTTTCATATAGTCGCTAAATCTAGTATCTAATCCACAATATAAATCAGCACCATTACCAGTTACAACTAATCTTTTTATATCTTCGATAATTAAAATCTCCTTATAATTTTTTATTATTTATCTAATTGAATTATTGGAATATTGAAGTCCTTAGTGTTTTTAGATAGATGTGCGTGGCGTTCTATGCTCATATATCCACCCACAGCATCTGTAAAGAACTCATGCAATGCCTTAGTTATATATCCAGCAACATTTTTAATACTCTTAGTGCATCTAGTTTTGATAATTAAGGACTTCATAAACTCACTTAATTCAGGCATTAGGTTAATATTGTTTTCAAATCTCAATGCATCTTTAGCTTCTGGTCTACCATTCTTTACTAACTTAGAAATAACTGTTTTTTTAGCCTTAAAAATTAATTGTGCGTAGTTATATAGAACCCCGGTATTTTCAGAGTATTTAACCAAAATATTAATTAAGTCATGTCCAAAGCAAGCCTTTTGCTTTAGAGAGTCTACTAAGTTTTGCATACGATCAAAACCAGAAATGTGAATTTGCTTATTTTCTTCGTTGCCAATTTCAGTTTTAGGCATTGCAATTTGCTTATTTTTTGTTTGATTACGTGTTACATCTGTTTCATTTGTATATGTTTGTTTAGCTTTAGTCTGATTAGAATCTAAATTTGATACTTTAGACGAATCATTTTTAGATTTTAGTGATATAGGTAAAAAAATACGGTTAGATGAATTGAAACGTTGCTTAATAATGATCCAACCTTTTTTAGCTAATGTTTTAAATACACGAGTAATGGTTGCAATACCCACATTAACTTTTTTAGCTAAATCTTCACGAGTAAATGTTATGTAGTAAGCATGTTGCTTTCCATCGTAAAACCCTTCATTTTTATAACTTAAATCCATACGATCATACAAGTTAGCCAGTACAATCATTTCATTTGGTTTAAGACCTGCTGCTGAAAATTCTGAATATAATTTAATAAATTGTCCCATTGTAGTTCTCTCCTATTGATATCTACAACGCAACTTAGTATAATGTATGTATAAGTTAAAAACATATCAATTGCTCTTTGTCCTCAAAGATATAAGTTGCATTGTAAATATTATTTTTTATTTAGAAGTTGTCCATGGCCGTGGATAACTTCTTTTTTATTTATAAATTGAGAATAACATTGTGTTGTTAATTAATCAACACAATTTAAAAAGTAATAAATTATTTATAATTAATTATAAATAATAAGTAATTAATAATTTACAATTTGTAATATATAATTTATAATTAATTATAAGGAAGTGATAAAAATGGCTAAAACCTTGCTACACTTTAATTTTAAGGGTGGTGTTGGTAAAACCACAGTTTCAGTTATGGACTCATATCTACTAGAAAAAATGGGAAAGAAAGTCTTATTAGTAGATTTAGATCCACAAGCTAACGCAACAGAAATTATTAATACAACATATAATAATGAAGATGAACCAATAGTTCCGTTATCAAAAGGGCTTTTGAATGGAGATATTTCAAAAAGCATTTTAAGTGTTACCGACAATTTAGATTTGGCTCCTGCCGATTGGTCCTTGTCTTTGTTTCCTTCTAAAATGGAAAAAATTGATAGCTTTAATAGAAATTTGATATTAAAAGCACTATTGGATGATATAAAGGATAAATATGATTATATTATTTTAGATGTTCCACCAACATTATCTGTATTTACTAATAATGCAATTTTAGCAAGTGATTATGTATTTTTAGTTTTACAAACTCAAAGACAAGCATATACATCTATATTAAAAACTGCTAAATATATGTATCAATTGAGAGAAGATTATAAAGCCAAGTTTGAACTTGCAGGTGTATTACTTTATTTAGTTAAAAGAAATGCAAAAACAGATACAGAAATTAGTAAATCTGCAAAAGAAGAATTTGGGGATATTGTTATGGTAAATCCAGTTTGGCAACAAGAACGTGTAAAAGTTTTTGGTGATGAAGGAATTGGTGATAAAGGATATTGGGATAAACGTGCTTTAAGTATGTATAATCTAACATTACATGAAGAATTACACAGAATTGGAGACGATAAATAATGAGTATGGATAATGATGCATTAAAAGCATTAGCACAAAAAGCTGGTAGTATTTCTGATGATGAATCACCTTATAAGGTAAAAAAAGAAGGAAGTAGACCTGTTCAAGTTAGAGATAGTTTGTATAAAGAAATAAAAATGTTAGCATTCCAAAATGATGTAAAGATGATAGATTTAATGGATAATATGTTACGATATGCCCTTAAACACGGTGATTTTGATAAAAAATAATTTATTATTTATAATAAATTATTAGTAATTAGTAATTTATAATTAATTATAAAAATTTTATAATAAAAATATGAATTTAGGAGATCGTTATGGAACAAAAGTATAACGTTATCATTGGTATGTCTTTTGATGGTAGATATATAGCTTATAATAAAGATGATTCTATTGAATACGATATTTCTTATGTAGATGAAGAAGATTTAGGAAGTAATGATAAGTTAATATTTAATGAAGATGAATTAAATAATTTATATGATTTCATTGAAAATGATTATTCTAAAGATTACGCAAAAAGATATACCTTTAAAATAGGGCAGTCTAGTTTAATCAAAAATCCATTTAAAAAATAATTTTTGTATACAAAAACACAAATATACATTTATACAAAAAGGGTGTGCCCATATTTGGGCACACCCTTTAGTTTATTCATTCATATATTTAGCGATAATCATAGCACCTTCATCAGCTAATTTATCCATTTTGTCGTAGATTCTTTTGATTCTAGCCAAATCGGCTGCACTTAATCCTAAATCTTCTAGTTCCATATAAATAACCACCTTTTGTGTTTGTAATATTAATTACGCATAAAAAGGTGGTTATTTTTTATGTTATTATTAAAACATATTTAATTTTGGAGGATGAAATTTTGAATACCATATTAACTACATTATTAACAAGTAGTGTTATAGCAACTTTTTTTACATCAATTTTTAATAGAATAAATAGCGAAAAAAGTGCAATACATAATGAATCTGAATGGCGTAATGATCTATATAAACTTTCAAAAAAAGTAATAATAATGAGAGAAGATTTGGAATTATTTAGAACTTGTCTTAGTGCTACAAGAGGGATTCATAAACATAATGGAAAAATAAATTTTGACAAAAGAACTGCTAAAAGATTTCCGGAAATCGATGATATTTGCATATTTTATTATCATTATTTATGTGATAATAATAAATTTAATTATATTAATTTCGATGATATTAATAAAAGAATTAATTTTTATTCTAAAAATGTTTTTAATAATTATTCCTATTTAAATAATGAAAACGAAGCCATTGTTTTTAGACAATTATGCAGATTGCTTTTAAAAGCTGATTGGGAGCATAGAGATGTTAGAAATAGTATATTAAGTAAAATTAGTTTTATTGTTAAAGTTACTGATATAGATATAAAAGCTGTTGATTTGATTTATTCTTTAGAAAATGATGGTCAAACAGATCATTTTAATTTAATATCAAATAATGCTGATGATACAGAAAAATTATATTTAAAAAAATTAATAGTGGAAAAACTATTATGTCTATAAATTTTTCTAAATTACTTGCTGTAATTTCATTTTTAATAATAATATTTACTTGTCTTTTTCCTAGTAATTTAATATATATATAATGATTTAAAAAATTATCTTTTAATAACTGAACTTTTTCTTTTTTGTCCTATTTTTTTGCATTAATTGTATATTCAATGAATTTTTTATTTCGCAAATGGGGAAATCTTTTCTATTTTTTCCATTATAGTGCCTTAATAATTATAAACTTAGCAATGAGTTATTTCATTTTAAATGTTATTCATTATTCTGTTTTGTACACCTGTATGTTTTTTATATTTTTATACATTATTAATAAGTTAGGAAACAAAATATTTGGATTCAGTTCATTAGATTTATGTTATAATGCTGTTGATATCAATAAAAGAATACCTTAGTTTTTTTAATTTATTTTTTTATATGTATAAATAATGTATCTTAAGTGTTGACTAAAACAAAAATATGGATTACTCTTTTTACATAAAGAAGCAATCCATATTTTTATTTTATTTGTTCACTTGGTATTTTACTAGTTATTGTAATATATCAAGTGATTTTTTTTAAGCATATCATCTATTGTAGATTGTGGAACACTTTCTACAATATCATATTCTCTTGCATTTAGATCAAATGACCTTACTTGATTCATAAGTATTCTACCATTTGTTTTTAAATTGTTAGGCAAGATTATATCAGTTGGAATGCTTTTTGTATTACTCGTAATTGGTGCTACAGTAACCATTCCTGTGTAATAATTATGTTTTTGTGTACTTAACACTATACCAGGTCTTGTTCCTTGTTGTTCATGACCCATATTATTTGATGTTGTAATCCAAATAATATCTCCTTGTTTAACCATTTCTTGAAATTGTTTCATTATAATTAACTCCTTGCTTTTTATTTGTCGTTTTTAATCTATCGATAAGGATGACGAGAGTAACCTATGAAAACAGTTTTATATAACAAGGAGATATATTTATTAGATTACCATACTTCTTTACCTACAGGCTCACCAAAGTCACATTCATAATCTTTGGATCTATTTTTTTGCCAATCTATATAATCAAAATTCTTAAACATATCGTCAATAGTATCATTTGCCTTTGACAAACTTATACTTTTTTTATCATAGTTGATTTTTAATTTTAAATCTTCATTAATGGGGAAATCTATATTAATCTTTTTGAGAAGATCCTTAGATAACAATATGCCCTGTGAATTTCCCCATTTTTTTAATTTGATATTTTCTTCAAAAGCCATATTGATATCACTCCTTTATAATTCCTAAATTCAACATTTGCATTCATCAAGCCTACCATCCTTTCATATAGAGAAATAACTTTTTACATGAGAGAGAGTTATTTCTCATGTATAAGTATATACTTAGTTTAAACGTATAGTCAACCATTTATAATTTTAAATTTCATAAATTGCCTTATGTGCATAAAAACCACCTTAATCAATTGATAAGGTGGTTTATTTTTTAATTATTTAAATATCTTTTTAATTCTTTATATGCAGCTTCAGCACTAATTGCATCGCCTGATTTAAATTCTGTTTTTTCGCCAGTAGTTTCTACTAAGAATTTACTACTTAGTAGTCCGTCATTAAATTCGCTTAAATATGTGTGACCGTTTAAATATGCATTTTTCCCTTTAGAAAAAGGACTTAAAACTAAAAATTGCTTATTAGTCAAAATGTAAATATAACCAATGTCAAACTTATCTGAATATATTATTTCTTCTTTCGGATCTATAAATTTTGTTACATTTCTTAAATTACCTTGAATATCTGTTTTGTTTATTTTTAAGCCCACATTTTTTAATTTATTTAAAATTATTTCTTCGTTTTCCATTTTAAATCTCCTTTAACAGTATTGATTTAATAATATCATATTGTATTTTTATAATAAGTTCTTTATATGTTGTTGAATATTAATCAACATATTTAAAGTGTCCCCATGAAGTCTTAGCAACTAGATTACCTGAGCTGTCTTCAATTCTAATCATATCTGCCAATGATCCATCAGGGAAGGGTGTGTAATTGCTGATTATAATAAAAAATCTGCCTTATGTTTAAAGACAGATTTTTATATTAATTTAAATCAACATCAACTGTTTTATTATCAAAATAATTAGGTTGATATTGCAATTTAAGTTTAGCGCTTGGGTTGGCTTGACCAATTAGATAACCAGTCACAGAAGCACCCTTTGCTAAAGTACCACTGTTTAAATCATTATTATCATAATTGTCATTACCAGTTGATTCATCTAAGTCGGTAGCATTACCATTTGCACTTAGTTTAAAGTCATATGGATTGTAATCTTGTTTATCATCAGTATCATTCTTAATTGTTACTTTAGATACAACATATTTGTTACCACTTTTTGGAGTTTCAAATTCGCTACCATTATCATATGTAACGTCATCAACTTTAATCTTGTAGCCTTTATAATCGATGGTTTGTCCAACTTTATATTGTTTATTTAATGCAGATGTAGAATCGCTTGTTTTTTTAGCAGTACCTTTAGTAGTTTTTACATCTTTAGATGAACTATCATTATCAGAACTACTAACGCCAATCATACTAAACAATACAAATAAAACTACAACTATTATTACCCAAATCCACCATACTTTATACCATGGCTTTACATTCTTATTTTGCATTATTTGCTCCCTTAGATGGTTTTTGTAGAAATTCAAATACAACAGCAATGATTAATAAAACAATTGATGGGAAAGCAAAAATCATTGATAAACCAGATAATAGGCTTCCGATAATTCCTAATACAGCACCAACAACAGAAATATTTAATTGCTTTGCATAGTAAAATGACAAAATGTTTAATAGCACACCAATCCATGTAACTATATAAAAGAATGCAGCACTACTTGCGTTACCATCACTGGAAGCAGCTTGTATAATCACTACAAACCAAGAAATAAATAGCATTACAGCATTAAAAATATTGAAAATCGCAGTCCAAGTATTCATTTTAGACTTCATAATAAAAAATTCCTCCAAATATATGTAATTTAACCATAATATTTTACCATAGCATTATTTTATTGAAAAATAATCAAATAATTATATGCATTATAAGAACAATACATAAGTCAAGTAATTAACTCAAAATGTCTTCCGTATTTGTAAAATCAGACTGCTATTATTTAGCAGTCCTTTTGTATATATTTGGATGTGATTTGTTTTGTTTCGTTAATTAATGAATTTGGAATTTTTAGTTGATCCATTAATGGTGAAATATTATCCATTGTATATTCGCACTTTTTTAAATATATAGGTATTAATATATTTAAAGCTCTAAAATTTGCATTGTATTCAAATGATAATTTGTAGTTACAACTATTTGATCTATAAAGTTGAATGTCATCTTCGTTTATTATGTGTGCTATTTCATGCGATAGTGCAAATGGAATTTGTGACTTATTCCAATTTAGATTTAGAACTATTAACTTTTTATTATTTAATACTAGACAAGGAGTATTCATATTTGCATGTACTGTTTCTATACCAATTCCATGATCAAATGCATAGTTTAATAAATCTTTTAAAATATCGTTGTACATAAATTACTTCCTTAACAATCTTTTTAATAGTTCCTTATCTTCTTCAGTTAATTCTTTTCCTTGAAATGTCATATAATCGCCATCATCAATCATTTGAGCTATATCTTTTTGCGATTCATGTTCTTCTTTGCCATCAGTAATATATCCGATACTTACATTGAACAAATCAGATAGTTGTTGTAAAGCTCCCATTCTAGGCGTTTTTACTCCATTTTCCCAATTTGAAATTGTTTGTCTTGAAACATCTAATTTTTCTCCAAGTTGAGGTTGTGACCAGCCCATCTTTTTTCTTAATTTATTTATTTGATTACCTATAATGTTTTCATTCATTTTATTTTTTCTTCCTTAATATGTATTTGTTTTATGACTAAAGTATATCACTAAGTTTACTTTTTTCAATAAAAAGTTGAAAAAGTTTACATTAAGTTGTTGACGTAAACCTAAAGTTGTCATATACTAATAATTGTTGAAAGGAGGAAACATATTATGAAAAGTATTTCTGACAATAAATTAAGAATATCTTTAAAAGCTGCAAGGGTTAATGCAAATATGACTCAATCGGAAGCAGCAAAGAAATTGACTGATATAACTGAAGTATATATAACGAAAGATAGGATAAGGTATTTCGAAAAATCTCCACAAAATGTTCCAGATGTGTTTGGAAAAGAATTGGCAAAAATGTATAAAATACCAAGAGATTGTATTTTTTTTGGAACCTTGTCAACTAAAAGTTGTCATAGATTTAGAAAGAGGGATTAATATGTTAAGAAAAAATAACATTACAAATATCAATATTGAAAAGGAAGCAATTAACAGTCGTGAAGTTGCAAAACAAACAAACGAAACACATTCACATGTTATGAGAAAAATTGATAGTTTGGTTGGGTATATAAAGCCCGAACCAAAATTGGTTTCGGCTGATTACTTCATTAAATCAACATATAAAGATAAGAATAATCAATCTAGATCATGTTATTTATTAACTCGCTTAGGTTGTGAAATGTATGTAAATAAATTGAGCGGCAGAAAGGGAACATTGTTTACTGCTTTCTATGTTCAAAAGTTCCACGAAATGGACGAACAACTTAAACTTCAAAATCAAGATAGTTACATGATTGATGACCCCGTTAAACGAGCTGAAAAATGGATTCAAGAACAAAATGAACGCAAACAACTTGAAGCTGATAACAAAAAGTTAAAACCTAAAGCAACATATTATGACCATCAGTTAAGTATGGAAAATGGTATTAAAACATCAGTGATTGCACAGAATTATGTAATGTCTGCTGTTAAGTTTAACCGTTTACTTCATAACTTAGGAATCCAATACAAAGTGGGTAAGAACTGGTTGCTATATAAGAAGTACCAAGATAAAGGCTACATTGTTCAACGTGAATTTAACTACGCTGAAGATAAGATTGCTACCACAATGTTATGGACTCCTAAAGGTAAGAAGTTCTTATATGACATGTTAAAAGAAAATGGAATCGTTCCTGAAAATGAAGTAAATGTTACTTTACCAGGTAAATTAGACTAGGAGGTTTATGTAATGAAAAAAGGAAAAATTATTATAAATGTGTCAGTTGATGATGAGAAAAAATAAAAGAGATTTCTAAAAATATGAAATCTCTTCTGGCCTCTTATGAATTAGTAATTAATTGTACGGTTATTTATCCTCATGAACAGCAGAATAAAAGCTTTTATAGACATTTATAGTACCTTTTAAATCTAAATCAGTATGTGGATGCTTATTATTCATTTGTGAGTTCATATGGTTTAGATATTGACCAGTTAATTCCACAGCCAATTCTTTATCGGATTTTTCTGGCATAAATTTACACCACCTTTCATCAGGGACTAGGCAAATGAGCCAGTAAGTAAATTATAACAAAAATTATGTATTCATAAGGAAGTGACGATATGTGTAGAAATAAAAATAATAACCGCATTTCAAATGTCGATGGGGCAAAAGAAATTACGGTTATCAGAGTTGTATCAATATTTGGCGAAGGAACACCAGATGATCCAGTACATTATGTTTATCAATATTTTGATAAACAAGGTAAATTGCTGGCTACTTCTTCTTAAATTTATTAGCTAATTCTTGAATGCTTGTTTTTCTGGAATCTACATCATGCTTACGAATGTATGTTTCATCAATTATATCTTCAACAACTTGTAATAACAATTTAGCCTCTTCAGTACTAACATCATTAGGGATTTTATTTGAATCCAAATTAAAATGTGCACCAATGTTTCCAACTTGTCTTATGGCATTTAATTCATTAGTTATATTAATTGCTTCATTTTTTGATTCTAATTTCTGAATTTTATTGAATAAAGTTCCCTTTGATAATCCATAAAAATCTAGAAGAATTTCTTCGATAATTCTTCTAGATAATGTTGCTGAGGATTTAGGACTTAATTCTAATATACTATAGGCTTCTTCATAATCGTTTCTAATATATGGATTAACGAATTCTGGATAATTTTTACGACCATCATTTTTAGGATAGATGTTAAATTTGTTATTTTCGCCAAAATCCGTTCCAATCCCAATCATTTCAAAACTAGTTCTTTTACAAGACGGGCATTTATACATTATGAAATTTATTGAATTTGTTTCATTCTTAAAAGTACCTACTTTATACCCCAATGGGAAGGGCCCTTGAAAACTTTTAGTCATTCCATTAGAAAAAGCAATATGTGTAACTGAAAAAGTATCATTTATTAATGGGAAACTTTTTTTACAAAAAGGGCAATCGAATGATTCGTTATTCATAAAATTATTCACCACCTTTCATAACAATTATAACAAAGGAGATTTTAACCATGCCAACAACATACACAATCGGTATTAGACGACCTCTCAAGGATTTATCTGATGATTTACTAGAAACAAAAAATAAATTAATTGAAACACAATCTAAACAACATGAAACACAAGCTAAGTTAGATTTAGCTTTAGGACTACTAGAAAAGCAAGCTAAACAACACTTAGAGTTGCTTAATTATTCCAAAGATTTGTATCAAGACAATGAATTTCTGAAATACCAACTAGAAGCGGCAGATTTAACAATCGCTAAATTATATAAAGAAGGGAAGAGAGTTTAATGTTCAATTTTATTCACAGATTATTTCATGCAAAAGAAAAAGCCGTTGATACTCGCAATATCAACGACCGAAATAAACTCATAGCAAGTTATTTGATTAGATTCAATTCTAATCGATTTGGCAAATTAATTCAAGCCAGAAAGTGGGGCAAATAATATGAATGACACAATCAGCGCAGCAGAAGAAGCATTAGATAGCTTTTTATATGCATGTACACATCACGAAGAAGAATTTGCACAAGACATGTTGCTAGATGTTATCAAGTATTGCTCCAAGAGTGATATTCAAGACGCAACAGACGATTACTACGCAGAATTTAGAGGAGAATAAAATTATGACTGAAATTACACAATATGTATCAAACAAAGTAGAAGATTTACAAAAGAATCAAGGACTAGCTTTACCAAAAGGCTATTCAGTAGGTAATGCCCTACAAACTGCATGGTTGGAAATTACTGACGATTCACACGGGCAACCACTATCACAAATTTGTAGCCCACAATCAATTAGTAAAGCTCTTACCAATATGGTTATTCAAGGATTGAGTTCAGCTAAAAATCAATGCTATTTCATTCCTTATGGTCAACAACTAACAATGCAACGTTCATATTTTGGAACTACTAGCGTTGTCAAAAGATTAAGCAATGTTAAGGACATTAAAGCACAAGTAGTGTTTAAAGGCGATGGTTTTGAAATTGGTTCAGACGAAGAATTTAACGAAGTAGTTACTAAATTTGAACCTAAATTTGAAAATCGTGATAACGAAATTGTGGGTGCATTCGCAGTTGTCATTAAGAATGATGGCACTAAAGACTACACCATCATGACTAAAAAAGAAATTGAAACTAGTTGGGGACAAGCTAGATCTAAACGTTCAGGAGCAAGAGCTAATTTCAAACAAGAAATGGCAAAAAGAACCGTGCTAAATTTTATATTAATTCAGCTAATGATAATGAAATGTTACTTCAATCAATTAATGATACTACTGCTGATGAATATGAAAATGATGACCCAAAAGATGTTACTCCAAAGGAAACACTTAGTGACTTAATCGATAGCAAAGATACTGATAACAACAAAGAAAAGGAAACTAAACAAGATGAATCAGCAGATAAAACTGACGAACAACCAGCAAAAGATGTTACTCCAAAGTCAAAAGAAAATGATGAGAATAATTCTGACAAGAAAGCTGAAAATTCATCTAAAGAACCAAAGAAACAAACAGATGCAGAATTATTCGCTGAACTAAAAGCAAACAACGGTAATAAGAAAGAAGATGAATCTAATGGTGCTAAAGAACATGAACAACAAGGAGCACTCTTCGACCAAATCAATGACACTAACCGCAAGTAATTATTACTCGAATGATGCTAATTGGCAGTATCGGTCCAAATCACAATACTGGTCATTCTTACAATGTGAGGCTCGTGCCTTAGCTGAACTCAAAGGCGAGTATCAGCCCAATTGTAGCCTTAAACCATTGTTATTTGGAAATTATCTTCATTCATACTTTGAAAGCAAAAAAGCTCACCAGGAATTTTTAGATGAGCATGAAAAAGAGCTATACAAATATGGCAACAAGGAAAAGGGAATTAAAAAAGATTTCAAGTTGGCTGATAAATGCATTCAAGCATTGGCTAACGATGCAGGTTTCAAAGCCTTATACAAAGGCGATAAAGAAAAAATTGTTACTGGAAATATCGATGGCATTGAATGGATGGGAAAGATTGATTGTTTAGACTTAAAACATAAACGATTCTACGATCTTAAAACAGTCGATAGCATTCATAAGAAGCATTGGAATAACGAGTTGCACGAATATACCGACTTTGTAATCGCGAGTGGATATGATACTCAAATGGCTATCTACCAGGAATTAATTTATCAAACATTTGGCATTAAGTGCGATCCATTAATTGTGGCTGTTTCAAAGCAAGATACGCCCGACAAAGCAATTATTAAATTTGGTGAACGTGATTTACAAGAAGCTTTAAATGATGTCCGCATGAAGCAAGAACATATTAACAAGGTAATCAACGGCGAAGTCGCACCAACAGGATGTGGAACGTGTGAATACTGCCGTATGAACAAATCACTGATGGACATGCAAATTGAAACTGCAGGACAAATTAGATTGGAGTGATTAACTATGACTAAAGTATATAAAGACCGTCAAAGTAATTTTACTCATGTTAAAAATGACATATTCGATTCTGATAAATATGCCGATGTAAATACACTTAGCTGGAAAGCTATGGGAATATTTACTTATATGTGGCATAAACCAGATGATTGGGAGTTCTATGAAGATGAACTTGCTAGTCATGTAAGTGATGGCAAAGCTTCATTAAGAAGTGGCTTAAAAGAATTAGAAAAAGCTGGATTCATCAAAAGAATTTGGAATCGAACTGAGAATGGTAAATTTGCTTCTTATGATTGGATGTTAAACGAAGCACCGTTTTGCGATTTTCCGAAAACGGGTAACCCGAAATCGGATAAACCGAAAACGGATAATCGCAAACTACTAAGTACTGATGGTACTAAGTACTTAAATAACCAAATACTGAATGATGATGAGGAGGAGGCACTTCAAAATTATAAATATGCCTTTGAAACTCCTGATAAACCCATTAGTAATTTTATGTTAAAAAAGATCATTAAATTAATTAAATCAGTTAATCCAGATGTATTTGAATATGCAATTGATTTAGCAGCTACTGGTAATGCTAAATCTCCATATAATTTCATTAATAAATTGCTTGATGATTGGAATAAACATAAATTAAGTACTTTAGAACAAGTTAAAAATTATTCTGATTCATTTAAAAAGGCTAAAGCTAAAAAAGGAACTCGTGGTCGTAAGCCTAAAAAGGAACATTTACCTGAATGGGCAACTCAAACGCCTGAAGAACGTAAATCTGAAAATAAGCGAAAACAAGAAGAACATGATTACAAGATGCAACATGATCCTGAATATCGCAAACATCAAGAAAAAACTGATAAAGATTTAGAAGATAATTTAAGAAGAATTAGAGAATTGAGAAAGGAGAAAAATTATGAATGATAAATTTAACATTACCAATTGCTCCAGTTGCAGCAGGTAGACCTAGATTTAATCGTAATGGTCATGCATATGATCCAAAGAAATCTAAAGTATTTAAAAGACAAGTTGAATCGATGCTTAAATTTATGTATCGAGAAAAGCCAATATCCGGCAAGCCAATTGAAGTGTATGTTGCATTTTATCGTGAAATACAATCTAGTATTAGTAAGAAAGAACATGCTAGACGTGCAAATCATGAACACATGCCAATTCATAAGCCAGATACCGATAATTACATTAAAAGTATTTTAGATGCTATGAATGGCATTTTATGGACTGATGACAACTTAATAGTTCATATTGATGCATATAAATATTATGACGATAATCCACGAATTGAAATTAATGTTAAAGAATGGATTAAATAAATTATTTTAAGGAGTTGATATGTCAATGGATAATGAATTAATCAAAAGGGCAGAAAAAATATTTTTAAAATATAAAGAAGAACACACCAAAGAAACTAGTGATCAAATAGCACTGAAAGCTATGTCATACAGTGGAATGCCTAGTGGTAGTCCTAAAGATAATCCAGAAGAAGCTAAAATAACTAGTCATATTGAAGCATATACATTTTGTGAACAGGTTAGAGAATCTATTAGCAAGATTAATAATAAGAAATATAGAGATGTACTAACTAATAAGTACATCGAAGAAATGCCGAATACGCAAATGATTGCTGATGCTTCAGAAATTAGCAGAAGCACCTATTTTAATATTATTAATCCAGCTATGATTGCATTTGCCAAGATATGTCCTGTTGAAATGTAACTTGGACTATTTTTGGACTAAATTTGGACTATTTTTGGACTAAAATTGGACCATAAATGTACTGTCAAGCGTTATTATATGTATAGTGATAATTATGTACGGAGATACATATATCACATCGAAATCTTGAAATTAGACGTTATAATATTCCTTGCATAGTTCGGTTCGACTCCGTTCTATGCATTTGTTGACATCCTGGATGTTAACTACCCGTTACGTTTAGCAGTACGATAACTGTTATGTGAAGACTAGAGATAGTCTTCTTTTTTATACAGTAATTGGTATTATATGGGTTCAATTCCCATATACTGTTTAACCTCCGCGGCTTCTGAATAATCTTTGGAGGTATTAATATTGATAGATTTACAAAAAGGCGAATGCCTAGATTTAATGAGTAAAAATATTCCTGATAAATCAGTTGACTTAATACTATGTGATTTACCATATGGAACAACTAATCATAAATGGGACTTTGTAATTCCATTTGATAAAATGTGGGAACAATATAATCGGATCATTAAGGATCATGGTGTAATTGTTCTCTTTGGTGCTGAACCATTTAGTACAAAGCTCCGTATGAGTAATTTAGATATGTATCGTTATGACTGGGTATGGTTAAAGTCCCGGGCAACCTTGTTTCAAATGTCACATAAACGACCTATGAACAAGCATGAGTTAGTATCGGTATTTTATAAGCATTTACCAACGTACAACCCACAAATATCTAAGGGTAAACCATATAAGGACAAAGGACATGGTAAACGCAAATCTAGTGGCTTTTTAAGTTCTAGCATGAAAAATATTCCGACTGTTAATCATGGCACTAGATTACCAACGACCATTCTTAACTTTCCTAACAGTAATAACAAACGCTATCATCCCACCGAAAAGCCACTCAATATTCTTGAATATTTGATTAAAACTTATACCAATGAAGGCGACTTAGTACTGGATAACTGCATGGGCAGTGGTAGTACAGGAGTTGCAGCTAAACGTTTAAAGCGTGACTTTATTGGCTATGAGTTGAATGGACATTACTTCGATGTCGCTAAAGAAAGAATTAACAATGAAAGTGCAGATTAATTTCTGCGCTATTTTTGTGCCTGAAGTACTTTAATTAATCTTTTTAAGGAGGTGTTAATTATGGATAACAATTATGTTGAAATTGCCTGGAATAATGGAACAGTTCGCTTGAGTGATTTAAAAGATGATCAATTAGATGACATTTTAAATTTTGTCAAAACAAAATACATCAAGGTTGATAATTCAATCAACGTTGGTGGTGGAATGGCTCAAGGTAAAGGTGAAAAACAAAACCCTGATAGAGTATAATTTTTCTGCTCAAATGCATGGAATGTCCACGGATTAATTTATAAAGAACAGTACACTGCACTGCGTCAACAAAAAAGAACGGGAAACCGTTCTCATACATATATAAATTAAACAGAAAGGAGGAATTAATCATTGATGCGTTAAGAATTAAGGATGACCAAGAAAAGCATTTATGCGCTGAAGCTGACAAACAGCTCCATATTAAAAAGTTTAATGAACATAATAATAAGAAGGCTGACGACATATTATTTTTCTTACAAAGTTATTCAGGAAAACGTAAGCGAAAAATTTTAAGCTTAGCAATCACTAAGTCCAATAAGTAGTTACTTTAACCAAAAGAAAAATGTTAAAATGAAAGAAAAATATATGAGGTGCTTTATGAGGAAAAATAGTTGGATAGTTAGAAAAAAAGACAAAGCTTATAGAAGACATTTTGTTGAATACAGATACGATACTGTATCTTCCCAGAATATTACATGCAGTAAGGAAACTTATGGAATCCCTAGTAACAGTAAAATTTATAAGTTTTGGCATAAACATACCTTATTAAATAAACAGTTATCATACGTTTATTATAATTTACAGGATAATGTGAACTTTTTGCTATATTATACCCCTACGGTTATTTTAATGCTCTTTTTATCTTTATTAATAAATCTTATCAACAATACAATCATTGTTGATGCTTTGTCATTAGCATTTACAGTTACATTACTTTTACTTCCTATTAGTTTGTACATTTATTTTTTTATTAGATTTTCTAAAAGTTTTTATTACAACAAATCAAAAAATGGGTTTATATATAAAGTTTTGTTTGGCATGATATTTATATTACTTTTTTATAAACTTATATCAGTTTCTAAAGCAGGAAACTATGCAGAGATGATGTATTATTCATTAGTAAACTCTCTTTATGTAGCATGGTATTTGAATAAACTTTTATATTTTATTAATAATGAGTCTACAAGAGCAAGATCGGAAAATTTTTCTGGATTTTATATAGCAATCATGACTTCTATAACTTCTATTATTGTTTCACTAATAGCATTACTAAAATAAAAAAATTCAAGGCGTCATAATTATATTATGACGCCTAATGAATGTTATTAAACGGGCAATCAATATTTACTGTATATATCTAATGCGTTATAATTAAGTATATGGAATAAATGACGCATAAGGGGGGTGTTCGATATGAAGCAGATCGTTTATCCAATTAAAGACTCTGTGGTTCTCGAACAAGTACAAGATTGTCTGTTAAATTCATTTGAAATGGGCAGACGGAATTATACAATTTTCCAAGTGGGCAAAGCCACGCTTTTACGAGTTAGTGATGTTCTTAGATTAAAATATTCTGATGTTTTTGACGAGAATGGTAAAGTTAAAGATGATGCATATATTCATGATCGTAAAACTGGTAAACCTAATACTTTATATTTAGAACCAGTTAAAGATGATTTATTGAAATATAAAAAATGGCTGTATGCGCATGAAATACATAGCGTTTATTTATTTCCTAATCGTTATACTGGCACTCGTGTAAACGAGAAACAGTTTTACAAAATTATGCATAAAGTGGGTGAACTACTAGGCATCAACTATTTAGGAACTCACACAATGCGTAAAACAGGTGCTTATCGTGTTTATATTCAGTCTGGTTATAATATTGGTTTGGTTATGGATTTATTAAATCATTCATCACAGTCTATGACATTACATTATTTAGGACTAGACACTGAGAGTAAGCGCAATATGCTTAATAAAATTAACTTTGGTTAGGGGTGAAATTTTATTGATTGGACATTAATTGTGGGTCCAGCTGTTATAGCTGCTGGAGTTAACGGAATATTTGCTTTTTACTTTAATAAGCAAAGAATTTCTTCAGATATTAAAGCAAAGTCTAGAATAGAGTGGATACAGTCAGTTAGAAATATATCTTCAGATATTATGTATGATTCATCTGACTATGTTAGTTTAAATGATAGCAGTATTTATGATTTGCCTATTACAGATGATTTTACAAGAATAGGTTTTTCTAATGATGATGCTTCAAAAATTATGAGCAATACGGCAAAACTTTTGCTTTATTTTGCAGATACTAATAAAAAAACAAATCAAGTAGTTCTAAAAGATTTGGTTTTAGTTTCATAAAAAAAGTGAACAAATTTTTTATGAAATTATCTAAAAGCAAGAGACTAGAAAGAGAAATTGATTCGACTTGTTCTGAACTAGATAAATTACTAGGCCCCAAAAATGATATTTACAATGAAGAATATCAGAAAAAGCTCATAATTTTTCTTAAAGGAACAGACACTAATTATAGAAAAAATTTTTACATTCAGAAATATATAAACCAATTTACGAATTCATTATTTGGTTATAACCTTGTATATGATGAAAAAATAAAAATGATTAATGATTTTCAAAGCATAATGTCCATATACTTAAAAATAGAGTGGGATATAGCTAAGAAGGGAAAATAGTTTATTTATGAATTTTGTTAAAAAATACTGGCTATACATAATAGCATTTATTTCTGTTGAAGCTTTAACGATGTTTATAACATATCTTTTAGCAATAGAAACATCAAGACATCTTTTTGTTAAAGCTGACGAAGGCTCTTGGTTACAGTCAATATGTACTATATTAGGAGTTATTTTAGGTCAAATATTAGTATTGATTATTTATTTTGTACAAAGACATTTTGACAGAAAAAGCAATCTCGAATACAAAAAAATGTCAGATGAGTATGACAGGCTAACTAGTATAGATAAAAAAATGGTGTTGTTTAAACCAAAGATTGAAGATTTAGGCAAATGTATTAAATATTTAAATGATAATTGCTTAAATATTATTACTGATGGAAAAATACCATTAGATGTCTATAGTTATTCTCAAAGGGAAATCATTCATACATCTCAAGCAATCATTGACAAAACTAATGATATTTCACTAGCTTTATTGGATATTAAGCAAGAATTAGACTATTCAAGAGTAGATGGGAATGAAAATATAGTTGCTAATTTTGATAATATGAAAACATTGCTCAACACCATGGAAGCTCCTGCATTACAAATAAAGTCAAGCTTCGATTATATCAAAGATGTTGAAAAAAGAAATAAAAGTATTGATGATGGTTACGAAAAATTAATAAGTCATTTAAATAAAGCAAGTAATTATTATGAAGAGGTAAGAAAAAATATTCAACTATTAAAAGATGACATTATAAATTAAATATGACATATAACACTATCTTCTAAGATAGTGTTTTTTATTGCACAATTCGCCAAGTGGAAAGGCATGGGACTGCAAATCCTTAATCATCGGTTCGATTTCGATATTGTGCTTATCACTCAAAATGAAAGGGGGTAGTCATGAAGATATTTAATTATATTTATATATTCTTCGTTGCAATCTTATTATGGCTAGTTGATATAAGAACTACATTTAGGGATGCATATATAGATTGTAGAAATACATTTTTAAAATAAATAATTAATTAAGAATTGAAGGTGTGGCGAATGTAATTATGGCTGATAAATGGGAAAAAATACAATATGAGTATGAAAATACTAATAAGGCATTGAAAGATATTGCTGATGAAAACGACGTAAAGGTTAGTACATTACGTTCTAGAAAAAGTCGTAATAAATGGAAACGAAGTAGCAGCACAAAAAAGCTAAAATCGTTTGCGATGCAACACGAGGATAAAAATGCAACGCAACGCAAAAACGTTGCAACGTCCCATGCAATAGATGAGGTTAGCAAGGCTGATTTGACGGACAAACAGAAACGTTTTTGTTTGCTGTACTTGCAGTATTTCAATGCAACGAAAGCATATTTGGAAGTCTATGATTGTAGCTATAATACAGCTATGGTCAATGGCTCTATGCTACTAAGAAACACTAAGATTAAAGATTTGTTGCATGAACTAACAGCTCAACAATCAACTGACTTATATATAACTAGTACTGAACTAATTAAACGTGAAATCAAAATGCTGTATGCAAGCATTAAAGACTATATAACTATTAAAACTGTTTCTACTGCAAGAACAGATTATGACAATAAACCAGTTCTAGATACATCTGGCAACCAGATCATTGATCATTACAACGAGATATATGTTGAAAATCCAGAAGAAATGGACTGGTCATTGGTATCTGAATTTAGGGATGGCAAGGATGGAACTGTCATTAAATTGCCCGATAAAGTCAAATTGCTAAAGGATTTATTGGATAGGTTATCAGACAATGAGATTACTGATGCTAAGTTATCCAAAATTAAAGCTGAGGCTCGTATCAAGGTCGTTCAAGCAAACGAAGTTGAACCGGATAGCACATCTAAGGCTGATAAAGAATTCGGGGAATTAAATGATAATGATCTAAGGAGGTTAGCTAATAATGACGGGAAATACAACTCAACTAAAGACCTGGGCAAGTAAAAAGGCTGAACGTGAGCTCGCACGCCGTCACTATGCTGATTACTTTCTATACAGTCATGACTTCGATAGCAAAATGTTTCCGCATACTCAACTTATCTGCGACAAGTTAGAAGATATCGTTGATGGTTATAAACGTGATTACATTGTAGAAATGCCACCACAACATGGTAAAAGTACAACTATTACTGAAACATTCCCATCATATTATTTAATGAGGCATCCCGATAAAAAAGTTATGGTTGCTAGTTATTCCATTGGCCTTGCACAAAGGTTTGGTACATCTAATCTACAAAAATTTAAAAAGTATGGTAATGAATTATTTGATGTTCAACTAAGCAATACTAAGCAGACTTCTAACGAATGGAGAATTAAGGATCATGACGGTGTAATGTTTGCGACTACTATTCTAGGTGCTGCAACTGGTAATTCTGCTGATTTATTAATCATTGATGACCCTATTAAAGGTGACCAAGATGCTAATTCGCCTACTATCCTTAATAAGATATGGCATGAATGGCAGTCTAGCTTTTATACTCGTTTATCCGCTAACGCTTCTATTATCGTAATTATGACTCGCTGGAACGTTGATGATTTAGCTGGTAGATTACTTAAAGAAAAAGCTCTTCCTTGGGAAGAAATAAAACTACCCGCAATCGCTGAAGATAAGTATGATCAACTTAATCGCAAAGAAGGAGAACCATTATGTCCTTATCCACCTATGAATAAAGATAAAAAGTGGGCCGAACAAACTCAACGTGTAGTTGGTCCACACAGATGGGCATCCCTTTATCAACAGAGACCTGTACAAGACGGCGGAAATGTTTTCAAATCATCCCAAATTCATTATTATGTGCCAGATGCTAAGACAGCTGCTAAATTAGGTGTTTCTAATGACTCCAATGTTGCTATTCTGCCTAATATTGAAAAAGAGTGGAGTAGTTGGGATTTAACATTCTCAGCTAGTGAAACATCAGATTATGTTGCTGGTCAAACATGGGGTAAAAATGGTGCTGACTTTTACCTACTAGACCGAGTTCATGAACGTATGGACTTCGGTAGCCAATTAAGAGCAATTGTAGGGATGCATAATCGCCACAAACTAGCTCCAATATATATTGAAAATAAAGCCAATGGTTCAGCTATCATTGACACGATTAGACGAAAAGTAAGCGGTGTAATATCAATCATCCCTCATGGAGATAAAGTTACTCGTGCGAATGCGGTTGTGCCTTTTTTTGAGGCTGACAATATATATGTGCCTTATCCATTATGGAAACCAGAAATTAGAAAAATGATTGATGAATGGATAGAATTTCCAAATATATTACATGATGATGAAGTGGATAGTATGACTCAAGCACTAACCAGATATGTAAAAGGACAAGATACTTCATTGATTGGTTCAATGGATACTTTATTTTAGATAGGAGATGAGATTATGGTATTTGATTTAGCTAAGTTCACGTATGATTCTAAAAACAGCAATCGATTTATTAGTGGGATGAATGATCAATCATCTATTCAAAGTAGATTCTTAACCCAAGATATTTACTTAGATGATAATGATGTTCTGTTAGCATCCCCAAAATTCGATATTACACAACATTTTAACCAAGTTACTAACCTATTAAGTGGCTATGATGCACTTAGACAGGTATATCATGCCAAAATGCGTGTATATAAAGGTGACCATGAAGCTATTAAGCGTATGCAATTAGGTAATTCACTAGTCAAACAAGACTCAAAAGTTATGGCCAACTTAGGTAAGAACATTGTTAATACTTTTGTGGGAACTTTTGCTAGTATCCCAGTAAAAATAACCTATATGAACCCAGATGATAATAAAAGTAATAGTGATAATTTGAATAAAGAAATTCAGCAAATATTATCCACTAGTAATTCATCTGATGTGTTCTTTGAATGGGCTAAGAAAGCCGATATTTATGGTCGTGGTTATTCAGTTGCTTACGTTAAGCAAGACAAGGATAAAACTACACATACTAAGTTCAGTCAGATGAGCCCAGAGAACTGTTTGGTTGTCTATGACAATACTTTGGATCATAACAAGTTATTTGCCATTACATTTCAGTTAATTGACGGGATGTATTATGGCCACTTATATACCGATGCCAATATATATAAGTTCAGCTCATCAGTTTCTGGGATGTCAACGGATAATTCTACAAGATTCTCTCAATCAAGTGGTCAAGATAATGATAACGGATTGGCTGATACTAATTGGCAGGGTGAGACTAATCCATTCGGAATTGTTCCCGTGAGTGAATTGCCGGAAAATGAAGAACGTAGTGGTTTGCTAGATGATATTGCTCCACTTATGGACCAACTAGACGAAACTTTTACTGCTCAACATTCTGATGTGATGTACTTTTCTAATGCTTTATTAATCGTCAAAGGTAAACACCTATCTGACGAAGATAAAAGAACTATTAGGAAGTGGCATGTGGCTGAATTAAACGCTGATAACAAAGAAGATTTACCAAATATCAGTATGGAATACCTAGACAAGCCACAAAATGACCAACAACAGGAACATCATATTCAACATTTAAAAACTGAAATCTATGAGACATCCCAAGTAATCAACTTATCTGATCCACAACTAGGTAATAGCGCTAGTGGGGATGCATTAGATAAGAAATTACAGCCAATGGTTATGCTTGCTGGTAGTAAGGGTAGAAAAATGGAAGCTGCTATTAAAGACTTACTGCGTATCCTATTTACTCAATCACAACTAATTAAAAATGAAAATATTGAGAATGTTATTTCTCATGTACAGGTTAAATTTACTGTTAACATCCCACATAATCTACTAGACATTACTAATGCTATGAAGAACTTACATGATGATGTATCACAAAAGCTTTATTTATCTATGTATCCATTTTTAGATAATATCCAAGATGAATTAGATGAAGAAGCAAAAGAAAAACAACAGAATGTAATTCAATTTGCCAATACTCATCCCGATAATAACGATTCTAATAATGATGATAGTCAAACTAATGGGGATGAAGGTCAACCTTCACCTAAAACCGGAAGTGATGAATAATGATTGATGGTTATTCACGTTTAAATGATATTGAAGTGTCTGATAACCGAGATAAACAGTTCATCAACTATGCTTACAAACAAGGCTTTAACGAGTTTCAAAGCATTTTTATGTACTTTTTTAACTCATATAGTAACGATAGTGTTTTATCAACCAGTGAGATGCGATCATTATGTAATAACAAAGATTTCAAACTATGGAAGCAATATATAAACAAGTATGAAAATCAATTATTAACTAGTGATTCAGCAAAGTATCGATTACAAAAAGCTAAGGCGATTGCTGGTAACGATAAACAACAATTACTCAACGCTTTAACGTTAATTGTAATTACAGCTACATCCCTAGTTACATCTAACTATCTTCAAGGCTCAATGGCCAAGGAATATAAAGACACCTTTAATTATAAAAGTCTGTTATCCATTAAAGCTGGTTACAAAACTAGTAGTGAAATTACTGACAGTGACTTAAAACAAGAAGCCGGTAATTTAATAAATGGTAAATACTATGGATTAACAGCAGACCAACATATATGGTTAAGGTCAGATGAATTAAATGGTCAAGTACAGTCAGCAATCAATGCAGCACTGACTAAAGGTGCTGATCAGAAATATATGGATAATAAGCTATTCAATTACATCCCTAGCAATCGTAATCAATCGGCTAACACTAGCTTTACTAAAACAGGTAATACAATTTCAAACGTTCTAGTGCCTGACCAAAAAGCGCGCATGGAAAGCGGTGCGACTGACAAAGTGTTTAGTAACTATGGTGTTGATACATTTGATTATGCTACTCAGGGGGATGGAAAAGTATGTGACCCATGTATTGATCGTGCAAATAATAGTCCATGGACATATGCTACTGATGAGGGCAGTTTGCACACTGGTGATAGATGTTATCGCATCCCAGTTAAAAGTAAATACTAAGACGACTAAATATAAACTAGTCGTCTTTTTTTATACATAAATTTGAAAGGAGGTGAGAAAAATGAAAAATAAGTTTGTAAAAATCAAATGGCAAGATGGTGTTATTTCTAAACATGGCGTTAATGGTGCTCAAGTTGATGATGCTTTAAAGGTTATTAAAGACCACTTAGTAGAAATTAACGAAGATCATCCCTGTAAAGAAAACCGTTTAACTATCACAGCTATTGATAACGCAATTAATTATCAAGATATGCGTACTCAAGACCGTGTTAAACGTGGTGTTGAAGGCACAAATAAGAAATAAGTAAGGAGGAATGATATTCATGTCAGAAACAAATCAAACTGGTCAAGGTGAACCAGCAAATAATCCAAACGGTGAAACTGGACAAGGTCAAACGCAAAATAACAACACTGGCCAAACACAAACCACAAATAACAATGGTGGAGGCGAACACAAAAACGTCTCCATGGATGACTTCAATAGTTTAAGTGGTCGAGTGGACAAGATTTTAGCTGCTCTAGGTAATGATGGTCAAAATCATAAGTCAAACAATAATCAACAAAATAATTCTGGCAATGGTGATGACGAAGGGGGAGATGATGGTTCTACTAAATTTGATATTACTAAAGACCCCAGCTACATTGCTATGAAAGCAAAAGTTGATGCGATTGATGCTGATAAGCAACATTCATCCCTTATGAGCGTAGCTAATGCTGAAGCTAAAAAGAATGGAGTAAGTATTAAAGGGTTTGAGAATAACTTAATTGGTAAAGATACAGATTCAACTAAAAAGTTGGTTCAAGACTTTAGTAAAACAGTTAAAGCTCAAACAAATAATAATACTGCTGGTGGATTTAATCCTAATGCCAGTGATAGTAGTCATGATGATCACATTGTTGATTTAATGATGGAAAACAAATTTGGTCCTAATTTCAAGGAAAGCAAAAAATAAAGGAGTGATTATAAATGAATTATACAACTGGAAGAGAAGTTGTATTCAACTGGAACCAAGCGGTTACTGTATTGGATGCAATTAATATTAAAAGTATTGATGGAGCATATGTATTAACAGATGATAACGGCAATCAATATCTTAAAGCAGGAACAATGATTGCAAAAGATGCTCAAGGCAATGTAACCGTAGCTGATAGTGTAGACAAACTCACTAATAGTTTTATTGAAATGTCCGTACATGATGCAAAGTTAACAAAGAACAATGATGGAAGTTTGAAAGTTGCTGACACTTTCTTACTTACTGGAACTATCGCTGTTAAAAACATGGATCCAGCAGTTAGAAAACTATATTCCAATACTGCAATTTTACAAACTAAAGGCTTTCAAGCTAGATAATTAAAGGAGGAATAAAACCTATGGGAATTAACATTGGTTTATCTAATCAACAAGTAGGTTTATCAAAATACTACAAAGCGAACAAATTAGTACAACAACCTTATTTAGGTAATACATTATTTGGTAATCGTAAGGTACAACGTGGCCAATTAAGATATTATGTACAAAATCAACCAGCTATGACATTGTCTAAGCAATCATCCCTAGATGCTAATACTGTTACACCAGACAATCATACTGGCTTTCAAGATGAGAACTTTAACACTCAATACTTCCGTACTGCTGGTGTTGTAAATGAACAAGACATTATGGATCTACATGATGCTACCGTTCAAAACAATGACCAATTAGCGGCATCAATTTTGGAAAGCATTTATGACGATCAAATTCGCCAATTAAATAAACAAGCAGCTCGTCGTGAACAAATGACTACCAGTGCATTATCTTATTCAAAGGTTGATTTACCACTAGGCGATCCAATTGTTTATGCATCTAATCCTAATTTTCAACACGATGGGGATGACTGGGATAATCCAAATTCTGATATTTTCGGTGATATTCGTCATGCAAAAGACGAATTAATTAAAAAAGGTATTGTTCCTAATCAAATGATTATGAACATTAACACCTTTAGAAAAATGCAAAAGAATAACAAAATCAAGACTACTTATTCTGCTGTAGGAACTAATGTTGATAACTTTATGATGTTACAAGGAAACTTAGTTGATGCTATCAAGAGTGAATTTAGATTAACACCAGTTGTCTATAATCAAGGATATAACTTAGATGCTGAAGATATGGACGATTCAACAAAGAACCCATTCCAAGAATTCATCCCTGATGATCTAGTTATCTTCCTTAACGGTCCAATTGACCTTAACTATGCAATCAGTGGTAATGCTAGTGGAATGAACAACGCTACTGGTGGATCATACATTGGTTACATGAACTTTGCACCTACTGTTGAAGAACTAAAGGCTAACCGTGGTGCATTAGCTGGTGACTTACAATTATTTGATTTAGGTGTTGCTTTCAGACAATTTGAAACAGAAAAGACTGCTCAAACTGAAACTTCAACTGTACAAAATTGCTTGCCATCATTTGAACAATCACGTTCTGTATTCCGTCTAACTGTTGGACCTAACAAGCCAGATGGCGCTCCTAAGTATCCAACTGATGAACAAAAGAAGAATAACGGTCAAAGCCAAGGCCAACAAAATGATGATAGCAAAAACAAATCTGGTAATGGCCAACCAGCTACTGCATAGGAGGTAATCTTGTATGGCATATAAAGTAATTCGTGATTTTACTGATGGAAACGAAAACAGTGCTGATGATAACGGTAATCTACATGTTTATCGTGTTGGGGATGTTTATCCATACCAAATCTATGCTGGTTCACAAACTGGTCAAAGATTGGATCAATTGTCTTCAACAGATGGTCCTAATGAAAGCTTTGATGGACCCGTTATCGAAAAAGTGGAAGAAGGTGATGATTAATGGCTAATCGTTATATTGTGCAACCAGATGATACAGAATTCAGCATTGCTCAAAAATTTAGTACTAGCGTTGGTTTAATGAGAAAGTTGAATGAACGTTTAACCGGCTCATATGCTAAACCCGGTCGTAAAATTATCATCCCAGAAAGATAGGTGATATATATGCTCAATATTGATAAAAATGCCATTATTGAGAAGATTAAATTAATCCACCCAGAAATATATAATGCGGTTTCTGGGGATGATGCTGATAGTGTCTTATCTACATTCATTGACAGTGCGAAACTAAGTGTGCAGGCGTATAACCCACCTAGTGAGCTAGCACATGAACTGGTGATGTTACAAACATGTTCAAAAATTAACAACTATAATGTCGATGATTCGACCGGTGTAAAAGTTGGTCCAATTGACTTAGATTATAAGAGTAATGCTACTGGTAGTGATGATCCATATATGGACGACTTCAATACCTTAGTTGGTCGATATGGTCTGACAACTGATAACGAAAGAATAAAAGGCTTTTAGATGGAAGATTTTAATAACATACCATTCATCATCAGAGAACTAAATCGACTAAATCATTTCCAAGTAGTCTGTGGGGTTTTAAACATCCCTACTGGTAAAGATGAAGATTACTTGGAAATGATTGCAATGGTCAATGAGAATGGTGCTGATATTGTACCTAAACGAACTAAATATTTAACTATTCCTACACCCAATGCAGGTAAGCACAAGGCATCAGATTTTGATGGCTTGTTTTTTTATATCACAAAAAGCGGTAAGAAAAGCCTGGCAATGAAAGATGGCGGCTCAATAAAGGTAATGTTTTTACTATCTACACACGTGAAAATACCTAAACGACCATTCTTTAGGTCTAGTTTTGATAACAAAGTCAATACTGACTGGGCTGATGCAATTAATGGGGATGTTGATAAAATCATGGCTTGCCAAATGACAGCTAAGGAACTTTACCAACATTTAGGCAGATTAATGGTGAATGAAGTTCAAGCACAAATTAGCACTATGACTAACCCAGGTAATGCTCCAATTACCAAGGCAAATAAAGGTAAAGATGATCCATTGAAAGATACCGGTACTTTATATCGTTCGATAGGCTACGAGGTGATATCAAATGCCAAGACGTTATAAAAACAAAGATGCTTATGTAATTGATAAGAACATTTTCAATAATGACCGTACATGTAATAACTTCACGGTTTCATACAACGAACATGCTACTAGTAGTGACCAATCATCAACTGGTGGCATGTTTGTTTCAAATAATGTATTCGATAATTCCAAAGACTTGTATGAACCGCTAGTGCCTGACACTTCGCCAATTGTTTTACAACAAGGCTTAGGTGGCACTAACGATAGTTATTCCTATGTATGGATTTCTCATGATAAGTATCCCATGAAGTCAATTGTTGATTTTGATGGGATGAGATTATCAGTTCATAAGATTGAAGATTATAAAAAGCACTTTGATATCTATCTTTACTATCTACAAGGGGAGAGTGATAACAATGCCGTACCAAGCTAAAACATTTGACTGGGTAGAATTATTTACTTCTATCAAAAAAGTAGTTGAAGGCTTAATGGGCATCCCCTGTGTTTATGAAAATAGTAAACAAAACAATATATCTAAACCTTTTATCGCTTATGGAGTTTTAAATGATCATACTTCACTTGACTATCAAACTAATCGAGATAATGAAGCATTTATGACCACGCTAACCTTTAAAGGTCGTGCGGACTCCATGGGTGAAGCCATTGCAATTAAAGATGATTTAAGAACACTACTACAAAGCTATCAAGGTAGGGATGAGTTAAAGAAAAAGGGCATTATTTTAGCTCCTAATCCCATTCAGAACGAACGTTCGTCTGATAGTAACAGCATCCCTTTTATGGAAGATGCAGTAGCAGGTTTCGATTTAGTTATTGAATTACAAAGACACTATAACAGTAACTATAAACGCATTAATAAAGTTGAAACAGGAAAGGAAGATTTAAATGGCTGATAATACAGACCAAAAAGTAGAACCATTGAGTCCCGTTGAAGTTACTAATAACTACAACCAAGCTAATACTCCATACGGTCTAAATGGTGTGGCAATTTTCCATGAGTCAGATCATGAACAAGTACAATCATATCGAGATATGGAAGCAGTAGAACAAGATTATGGCATTGATAGTGATGTATGGAAACAAGCTAATTCTTACTTCACTGGTTTAAATGCTAGCAACGGACTAGTTCAAGTTATTAGTTTTAATAAGAACTACGGTAACTCAACTGGTGGTCCAATCGTTACTCCACCAGGTGGTACTAATAATACAGATGATAAGAAAGGGGATGTTAAGTAATGAACACTAATGGAATGATCCACGCTTTATCCAAATTTTATACTGCCGGCTTTGAATTCTTAGCTTTCAATGTTGGCAACAATACTGATACTGCTATCGCTTTATCAAACTTTTTTGAAGTCCAAGATAGCGGCACATTAGTTTTAAATATCACAACACAGGCTGGACAAACACCTGACTTTTCATTTTTAGACACGATTAAAGAAAACCGTTCAACTAAAGTGGTTTCTTTGCCATCTGACAAAGACCCAGACAATGTATTGGCCACATCAACATTAGGAAAATATGGCGGTCGTGCTGAAGGAGCTAATTTCAAGTTCATTCAAGATCTACCTGGAGTTACTCCACAAGATGAATTTAATTTCACTCCTAATGACTTAAAAGTATATGAAAAATACAATATTGCTACTTATGCTATCGAAAATGGCACAGCAATGACTACTAATGGACGTTCGTTAACTGGCTTTGATGTTGGTGCTTTAGTAGTAAGAGATAGCATTAGAAAAGCCATGATTAACGAAATCAGTTCATTCTTAATGAACAATGATGTTGTTTCATATAATGATGCTTCTATTAATACTATCCGTGGAATGGAACAAGGCATTCTTACTAGATATAAGAATAATAATTTGATTGCTGATTATGAAATGAATCCAAACTCCACCAAAATTACTGATGAAGTTAAAGCAACTGGAATTTATAAAGATGCTGGATACAAATACAAGCCAATGCGTTCCATTGACCAAGTAAAAGTATCTCAAACATTAAATATTACTAAGGAGGAATAAACTTATGCCCGTACAAAATGCCAGAGATAGTAACAACTTATTTGATGAAACATTGTCTTCTGTAGTGATTGACGGAAAACAAGTGCTTCACTTTGCCCCAGGAGAAGAACCATGGACAGCAACACCACAAGGAGATATGAACAGTTCTAGTGCTGACTCCTTTGGTTCTGGTGTCGATATGGTAAAGAACAACCGGGCATGGCAATTCACATTGAACACAACTGCATTTGATGATGTTTATCAAGACTTGCTAAAGGATCCTGCAGCATATGGTAAAACACATCATACTATCGATGCAGTTAACCAACTTGAGTCATTCCATACCGATATTGGAATGTTACCTCGTCCTTCAACTGTTACATCAGGAAACACTAATGCCAACCGTGCAATGAGTTTTAACACTAATAATGGAACTTTGAAACCAGCTCCAAAATAAGTTCGTATTTCCAAAAAATAACAAATCAATCGATTAATTAATAAAATAAGGAGGCCATTAAAATGGCAGAAGAAAACAACAACGTATATGGCGTAAATAATGAAAACAAAGACAACAAAGGTGTAGTTAATGGAGTTAGCTCAGTAGCAAACAGCGGAGGCAACTCTGCTGCTGATGCTGCAAATTCTGGCGGTTCTTCCGCTAGTGATGTCACAGGAGACAAAGCTGATACACCAACTGGCGATAAAAACGCACAAATCCCTAATAAATCACAAGCATGGGATGGTAAAGCTACTGACGTTGACAAGCAACGTACCTTGGACATTACAGAAAGTGATGGCACTGCCATTAAATTAGTAATGCACTTTCCAGGTATTTTTGAAGCTGAAAATATCTTAGGTAAACAAGTAAGCAGCTTTACAAATGATGCAGGTGACACTGTTGAACAATCTACCATGGGTGATTTCCATAAAGCACTATTAAGATTATTTGGAACAGCAACTGTAAATGGTGCAGTTAAAAATCTTGATGAAGGATTTTTCTATGAACATGAAATTCAAACTTATAACTATGCTATGAGACAAGCTACATCCTTTCTTAGTAACCCTAATGGAGCATTTAAAGCCTAATCAAATAGCTAATTATTTAAATAGCGATCTGATTGATGGCGCTAAGTGGTCCACTTATATGATGGGATATCTTAGTTTGACACCTGAAGATGTAGAAAATATGTCAGTGCCAGAATTAGATATTCTAATGTATTGTAACCAAAAGCGTATCAAAATGGACTCAGATAAATTACAGATAATGGGAGGTGGAGCTTACGGTTAATATCATTCGTCACTCCACCATTGGTTTATCTGTTGCATCTAACATAACTCCTTTAGAGCATGCCAATAGTCTTTTAGATGCAATGCCTAGAAAGGCACATGAGGTTAGTAGTGCTTTAAGCGGTGTTAAATTTAATACGACTGCTACAACTAATGTTAATAAGTTCAGCAAAGCCTATGATCAATTAGAAAAACAAGCAATTAGTGCTTCTAAGAATATCGTTAGCAATCAGAATGACATGATTAAGTCATCCCAACATCTATCTGCTGAAACTGGTAAGTCTATTAATGGATTGCGTGATAATTTAAAAAATTTATCACATGAAAGCTTTACGATCCGACCTAAAGTGGATATGCCAGATGCTCAACTACACACATTGCATACTAAAGTGCAAGAAGCCGACCATAAAATGCCTAAGTTACATCTCTTTAGGGATGTAGCCGGTGGCACTATGGCTGGTAACTTGCTCTCCAATGCAGTAAGTGGTTTAACTGGCAAGCTAAAAGAAGGTGCAGCAGCTGGTTTTGAGTATGATAAATCGCAACAAAAGATGAATGCTACCTGGACTACTTTAACTGGTAATGCTGGAAAAGCTCAAGATATGGTTAACACCATCAATGATTTATCAGTTAAAACTGGGCAAGCTAATGACACAGTAGATGAACTGGAACAAGGCTTTTATCATTTGCATTCCAACAAAAAAGAAGCTGATGATTTAAGTAAGTCTATGTTGAACATGTCAGATGCTGTTGGTTTAAGTACTCCGAAAATTCAAGCCGTAACGCAAGATATGGTTAATGGACTATCTCGTGGGAAAGCTAATAACGGGATGCTTAATCAAATTTCTCAGTACTTCCCAATGTTTAGAGAACAGTTAGCCAAGTATGAATCTCAAGTTCATCATGGTAAGGAAGTCACAGTTGCTGATTTAAATGCCATGGCAAAGTCCGGACAAATATCATCCCAGGATATTGAGAATGTGTTTAATCAGCTAGGTTCGGGCAAGTATAACCAAGCTGCCGACAATATGTTGCAAACTATGTATGGTATGCAACGTACGATCCATGCTCGTGTGCCTGCTCTGATTGGTGAATTTGAAAACCCAATTATGACTGCTAAAAACCCATTTTATGGAGCAATCTCCAAGTGGGTGTCTGACAAGCATACTGAACATGAATTTAAACTCATGGGGCAAGCTACTACTAAAGGCATTGATACCATTACTGGTGCCTTTGGTAAGGCTTACCATGTTAAAAATGGGACCAAAGCATTAGACGATGCTACTACTCACATTACACATGGGATTGACTCACTAAGTAATGGCATTGCAAAAAACGCTCCACAAATTAAAGATTTCTTTAGTTCAACCAAAACTACTGGAGTTGAATCACTTAAACTCCTAGCTGGTGTAACTAAAGATGTATCAGCCGTGGCATTACCACTTCTACATTTTGCAGCTGATCATTCAAAACAAGTCGTGCCATTTATGGCAGGGCTTTTTATTACGAAAAAAGTTGTTGGGTTTGCCACTGCATTAACTCCTGTAATTGGGATGATGAAATGGATTAGAAGCCAATTTAAGAAACCTGTATCTAATAATATGGCTAACTCCATGATGTCCCAAGCAGGTAAAATGCAAGGTGCTGAAGAATTATCCGGTGGCACTTCTACTGGTGGCAGTGGCATAGGTACTATGTCACGCATGGAACGTAATGCATCCAAAGTAAGCAAGTTTGATAGATTTGCCAGTCGTTTTGGTGGAGTTGGCAGTACAGGATCACGCTTGGGCAAAGTAGGAGAAGCCTCAACACTTGCTAAAAACGCTGGTAGTCTTGGTAAATTCGGGAAGTTTGCTAAGTTTGGTGGTGCATCCCTAGCAGGAGTTAATGTTGCTACATCAGCTTTTGACCTAATAGGGATGAACAATAAGAATCGAGGAAGTAAAATTGGTTCTGCTACTGGTTCCTTAGGTGGTGCCGTCGTTGGTGGATTGCTTGGCTCTTTAGCTGGACCTGCAGGAACTGCTATCGGTTCAGGGATAGGTTCTGCTACTGGTGAATGGTTAGGAAAACATGCTGGTCATACTTTACAAACAGAAATGTCAAAGCAATCTCCTGATAGCACTAGTAATAATGCTAGACAAAGATACTTCGCAAAACCAACTGATGGTATGCAGGACAAACTGGGTCAAGCTAACGCTAACTTTGGTGTATATAAAGGTCTGAACAAAAGCAATAAAGACCAAAAAAATAGAATAATTAATGAAAATAAGCAATTATATGCCTCACTAAAAAAGCAAGTTGATGATTATTCAAATCATAATCAAAGTAAAGCTAAGCAGGATGCCAAAATATTGTCAAAATATAGTGGCATTAGCTATAAAAGTATTCTAAGCAAAGATAAAAGTTTCTATAAAGATAAAACCAAGAATGCTAACTCTGCTATACAATCACTAATCAAAGCTGAATCTAAAGGTGGAAAAGGCAGAGCAAGTGCATTGCAAAAAGCCAACAAAAACATTTCTAAGCTAATGGCAAAAGGCTCCAGTTCTCAAAAAATCATTTTAGGTAGACTTAGCATGTCAAGTAAGCGTATATCTGATAAGCAAGCATCTACAATGATTAAGCAATCTTACAGGGCTTTCAAGGGAACGTCTGGCTATGCTAACAAGATTTACCATTCATCTAAAACAGCTGCTAATAAGAAATACAAGGCAACTATGGATGCTGCTAATCGTGAATACTTTGTTACTGGTTCAATTAGTAAAAAACAATATAGGGCAATTACTAAAAAAGCACGAGACCAAAAGAATGACACCATTAGCAACGCTAGAAAACAGAGAGACAATTCTGTTGATGCAGCTCAGAAACAACATGATAAAGTTGTTAAACTTGCTAAAAAACAAACTAAGGATCACTTAGCTAGTGTTGATGATGAAACCGGTGGAATGCTTAATCAATGGCAACAAGCTGGAAAATCATTAGAAAGCACTTGGTCAGGTATTGCCAGTTGGTGGAGTAAGAATGTTGGTCAAAAATTCAAGTGGATTGGCGAAACAGCTGATAAGTTAACTGGTATGAATGAAAATAAGCTTAATCATTCAGGCCATGTAAACAAAAACACTGGCAAACGTGAAATGTCCGCTGCAGAATTCAGAAAAGCCGAAGGTAAAAGCCTTGGTGGTTATGCAAAAGGTACTACTGGTGCTTTAAAGCGTAGTCAAACTGCATTGGTTAATGAATTTGGGCAAGAATCAGCATGGAACCCAAGTAAAGGAACTTTCCGTTTCTTAGGTAATGGTCGTCCAATGCTTGCTAAGTTGCATGCTGGTGAACACATTTTTACTGCTAAACAGACTCGTGCCTTAACTCATGGAGGAATGCATGGGAACTTCAAAGCCTATGCTGGTGGTACTGGTGCTGGTAATGCAATTGATGCCAAAATCACTAACCCTAATGGTTTAACTAAGTTTAGTACCAAAGCCAAATCCGTATGGGATAATCTAAAAACTCATACTAAGTCAAGTACACAAAAGATTAGTGCCAATACACAAAGTGACTTCGATAATATGAAGAGCAAGACTCTAGACAAGTTAAGCTCAATGCATACTGGAGTCACTAAGAATGTAAAAAGCCTCGTGTCTGACTTCAACAACATCATAGGTAAGTTAACTGGTTATACAGATGATGCCATGAAAGGTGTTACTGGTAAATTAAACAAAGGATTTAATGGTATCAACTCATCTCTTGGCCAGTTTGGTGGTAATAAGTCCATTTTGAAGCCAATTCATTATGCTAATGGTTCAAACGGTGTGATTAACCGTAATCATCTAGCTATCTTAAATGATGCCATGACTGGTCCACGTCAAGAAGCGGTTGTTAGAAATAACAAATTACTTTATCCAAGTGGAAAAAATGCAATGGTTGCTTTAAGACAAGGTGACCAAGTTCTTAATGGTCATCAAACTAAGTTAATCCACCAAATGAGTAATTTAGCTCACTATGCTAAAGGCTCTGGAGTATCTGATGACAAACTAGAAAAGATTGCCAAAAGTAATTCAGACAATCCAAGTAAAGCCTGGACTCATGATTTTGCTAACCAGCTACACAATAGTAATGGTTCATCCCTGCAAAAAGGGATGACTAATAGTGATGCTGATGCCACTAAATCAGTTGGCTTGCCATGGTATAAGTCCATGTGGGGCTTTATTCAAGGCATCGCTGATGGAGACAAAGGTGGCAAAGGTAAACTAAGTGACCTTGTTAAGAAACAACTAGGCGGATCAGCTATTAAATGGTTGAATAAGCATCTAAGTAGTGGTGCTGGTAATCCAACTGGGACGAGTGTTCTACGCTGGAAACCAATCGTTACTAAAGTGTTAGGTCAACTAGGCTTATCCACTGCTGGTAGTATGGTTTCCAAAGTTCTACGCCAAATTCAAACTGAGTCTGGTGGTAATCCACACGCCATTGGTGGAACTGATGGTTTGAGTGATGGACGAGCAATGGGGCTTATGCAAGTTAAACCTGGTACCTTCTCCGCTTACTCCAAACCTGGACTAGGTAACTGGAGTAATGGGAATGCATCTATCTATGCTGGTTTAAATTACGCTCAACATCGTTATGGCAAAGACTTATCCTTCTTAGGACAAGGTCACGGATATGCTAACGGTGGCTGGAGTAATAAGCCTGCTGTCTTTGGTGAAGTTCAAGGTCAACCAGAAGTAGCAATCAATCCACAACGTAAGTCTGCTGATAATCTAATCATGAGTGCTATGCACGCTCGTGATAAATTTACCGGCGGTAGTTTTAGTAAGCGAATGGTTCGTATGCTAAAGTTTAAGAATGGTAAAAATGAACGTCATAATCTAATGCAAAAGGCATTATCTGCAATTAAGTCTGCACCCAATCATCAAGCTGCTCATTCCAATAAGGTTGAAGTCCATATTGGAAAAATAGTAGTTCAAGGTGGTAATGGAAACATTCCACAGAATATTGGGGCAGTGATTGCTCAAGAAGTGCAAAAAGCATTGGAGAATCAAAATAGAAAAACTATATCAGAAATGTATTAAGGAGGTAATGGAATGTGGCTATCAGAAAGTCCACCGGTGCCAAGGCACCGCAATATAAATTTTATGTAAGAAAGTATGAACAAGCGGTGAAAACTTATAACACCACTAGTAAACGTTATCGGGGAGTACACGCCAGATACTTAAAAAATAAAGATAGCAAAAAATTACAGGCATCTAATCGTGTGATGTATAAGCGTTTTAAGAATGCTAGAAATACATTGAACCGTTATAAACGCACAAGTGGTTATAAGAAATACCGCAATAAAAGAATTCATCATGGGATGTTCAACAATTTAAGAAAAGACAGGCGCCATCAATCAACAATTAATGGCGCTTTTATGTACATTGCAGCTAGTAATCCCGTTAGTGAATATGATTATGTTTATTTGAAATTAAACACCGAAGAACCCACTTATACTAATAATCTAGATACTTCATCGACACCTGAAAAAGGTAAATCCTTAACTGCCAGTTCGGAACGTGAATTGGTAAGTGTTTCCATAGCTGGAATTATTGGAGGTACTAAAGGTTATGATTTTAGAAAAGTGAAAGCAGATGAAGCTAGAATGGCTCGCTGGGCTAACAATAGTGAGAATTTGTATGTACGTGGACAATTAATTTATCCGGAAGTTGTGATCACATCTTTTACACCACAGCACACGACTAATGGCTCTGTAAATGCTATGAACGTAAGCATTACCGTTACTAATGCAAAATATGCTGAAAGTACAGTACAGGATAAACGAAAGCCAAAGAAAAAAGGTAAAAAGGGCAAATCTA